TGTACAACCACACACCAACATTTGGGGGGGTTTTGCTAGTGGGGGGGGGTTTGACTCGGGCCGGTGGGGGGCCGGTGGCCGGACCGCCCCCCGGGGGGTGGGGCGGGGGGAGGGGGAGGGGGGTGGGGGTACCCCTCACCACAGAAAATAATGAAGGTGCTTCTTCGCATATTTCATAGTGTGCCTTGCCTTGATGCATCATGTATGAGTCAGTCATACGACTCGACAACGCAACGCCTCGACAACCTGCGTTAGCCCTGGTAGTGGATGATAGTTGTACTGGTCAAGTATCGCTGTGCCTCTCAGGCTGGGGTACCTTCTCCTCCACATCCTCACTCGTGACGTGCAACTCCTCGGTTGCAGGTTCAAGGGCTGCTCGATGGGAGTCGTGGACCACCACGGCGTCCTCGATGTCCTGGTCACGACCCCTTTCTGCCCGTGTCAGCGCTGCGCTCAACGCACGCTCCACGGCTTCGTCCAGCGCTGAGCGCACCTTGCCAGTGTCCAAGACCTGCACGCCACGGTCCGCCACCATCGCCAGGCGGGCCAGCATGTCGAGCCCGCCACGGCACTCACGCAGGGCTTTCGTCATCGCATCGGTGGACACCATCCGCACCGGTCGACCCCGTGAATCAGTGCCGATGTCCACTCCAGCCTCGACTACGGCCAGGTGGGCAAGCGCTCGGCGGTAGAGGTCCTGGGCCTGGTGGTGGATCTGACCCGACCGCATCGCCTCCGACTCCGAGGCAAGGTCGACCAACAGCCGAGGTAGATGGCGCTCCTTGTGCCGGCGCAGGGCGTCTCGTTGCAGCCCGTGGTCACGAGCCAGACCAGCCAGCGATGCCAGGCCGCTAGCTAGGCTTTCGTCGATGATGGCACGGTCGAGGTGAGCGCACACGGTGCATTGCATGGGCATACGAGCTACTCCTGCGTGGTGGGTGAGCGGTTCGCTTCAGTCTGCCGCACGGCCACGCACCGCTGCGCTCCACCCACCCCGCACAAAGAGCCAGGTCAGAGGGGTTGACAATCGAGCGGCGTCGTGCGCATGCTTGACGCAAGCCGCCACCCCGATCAGGGCGGCCCGTCCAAGGAGGGCCAGAGCGACCGGGGCGCAGCGAGACCCAGTGGTGTGACCCACGGACCAGTCAGCACAGGCCAAGGCCCAGGACAAGGGGCGGCAGCCAAGGTCACCCGCCACGGCACCCGGAGAGCGAAAGCCCGGGGTGCCGGCTTAGCTGGACGGGTACTCGTTCCTCTCTCCTCAGGGAGCAGGGGCCGATCAACGTGACGCCCTCGCAGGCGGACACGGGCAGGGAACGGGTTAGTCCTCATCCCTGTTCAGCCCCGGCCTAGTGCCTCTCCGGCATCGGTCCCTGCTCCCTGAGGAGCGCCGAAGTTCTTTCGGCGCCTGAGGAGGAGAAACCATGTACAAGATCATTCGATTTCGTTTCAACGAAGACAGCGTCGTCGTGAAGCGGGGACTCACCCTGGAGCAGGCGCTTGCGCACTGCAACGATGAGTCAACGCACGGCGAGGGCTGGTTCGACGGTTTCGAGGAAGACAACGACTAAAGGCCGTGCCCGATACTTTCGACGGTGTCGAGCACACTGCGCCGTTTGGCGCTCAGAGAGGAGAAAGAAATGAGACTGCACACGGACATGCTCGACCGGAGGGACGTGCTGGACGCCTTGTCCCGAGCCCGCAGCGCCGGAAAGGTGACATGGAGCGTAGACTTTACGACGCTCGACTCCAGAGGCTCCCGCAAGCGGGACCATGCGTTCGAGGTTCGCCTGGACGCCGCCGAGGGCGACGGCCACCGCCGCACCAACTCGGGCAACCGGGGAGCCGGCGAGTACTTCGCCGCTACCTACGACGAGTGGGGCTGGTTCATCGCCGCCCTGTTCGTCATGGATCCCGACGCTATCTTCGGCCCATACGACGGGCTGGAGTCGTTCCTGAAGCAAACCAAAGGTGAGTACCAGTACGAGTAAACCGCCCCGTCTAGGGGTCGCCTCCTCCCCTTCAACCGGGAGGAGGCACTGCGCCGTTCGGCGCTAACGAGAGGAGACAAACATGACAACGGCAACGTTCGCAGCCCCTACCGGTCCTGCACTCAACTACGACGGATCGGTACGGGGTCACATCGACCCGACCGCTTATGTCGGCAGGAACGTCTACATCGCCCCAACCGCCTGGGTGTCCGGCAACGCTCGGGTGTCCGGCAACGCCTGGGTGTCGAGCGTTGCCGGACACCCAGGCAACGCTCAGCTAAACAAGTAATTACCCGACCCGTACCCATCGAAAGGTATGAGCCGACTGCGCCACTTCGGCGCTAACGAGAGGAGAAACCGTGTCCGCCATTCAAGGCATACTGCACGACCTCGGTCAGGGGTGGACCGCTGTGGAGTACCCGTCCGGGTTCTTCGTCTCCGGCCCTTCGGTGGTCACCAGGCTTGTTACCTGGGCCACGGCCGATCTGCACGGGTCGTTCACCCGTAACATCGCCGGCCACATTCCGGTCGGCGTCATGTTCGCCCTTGATCAACTCATCGAAGCCAAACCAAAGTCATGAGACCCCCGTCCAGCCCCTTCACACGGGCTGGGTGGACTGCGGCACTCTGCCGCTATGAGAGGAGACAACCATGTCCGGCAACTACGGCGTTCTCATCGGCGGCAACTTCGCCCCGAGCAAGAAAGCCATTCGGCTCACCCTCGACGATCCCGCCACCGCCCATCGGGTGGTCCTTAAGGATTACGGGTTCGTCATCAGGTCGTACGCCGGCCACGTCGACACAGCCCCAGACGGCGCCTACGCCTTCGTGGGTCCCGACCCCGAGCGCAATCGCCGTTTCTACGGCACCATCACGGTGCGAACGGACGACGACGGCCGTAAGGTGATCAAGGTCAAGTAAGAGCACGCACCGGCCTCCTTCACCGGGGACCGGCGCACTGCGGCATCCCGCCGCTACAGAGAGGAGTAACCATGCCCAACTACCAGTCCCTCGTTGTGACCGTCGGCCGCAACGTCGGCAACGAACCCCTCGGCTTCGATCGCTGGCACGATTATCAGCAGGCCATCAGGCTTGCCCTGGCCGAGATTCCTGACTCATTCTTCACAGTCGACGGCAACACCGGCGTAGGTTTCTGGAACGACGTAGTCGAGGATAACTGTGTCTTCGTAGTGCTCGTTCCGGCGCCCACCACGGCCGAGGAGGCGCAGGCGTCGTCCAATACCGGACGCTTGCTCTCGTGCGCACTGGCGCATGCCGCCTTCGACTTCGGCCAGGAAGCGGTCGCCGTCACCGGCGGCCTTAGCTACCTGGTGCCTGCTCACGAGGACGGCATTCGTGTCATCGCCCGTGAAGGCGACGATGAGATTACCGCCTTCCTGGCCGCCCAGGCCGAGGAGGGGCACAATGAGGGTGATGTCTGATCGCCCAGGGCCGAGCACCTTCACAGGTGTTCGGCCCGCTGCGCCGTCCGGCGCTCAACGAGAGGAGAACAACATGACAACGTTCGCAGCCCCTACCGGTCCTGCACTCAACTACGACGGATCGGTACGGGGTCACATCGACCCGACCGCTTATGTCGGCAGCAAGAACGTCTACGTCGCCTCGACCGCCCGAGTGTCCGACGGCGCTTGGGTGTCCGGCAACGCTCGGGTGCTCGACAGTCCACCCGTCACCGACAATCTGTCCGTGGCCTGTAACCGGGCCAGCAAGATAGCCAAACTGACAGGACAGACCGTCTTTGTCTATGACGGTCTGCTCGATGGCCGACAAGTGTTCCTGTGCATCCAAGCCAAGGACATCGAACTGTCAGACCTTGACAGGATCAAGTCCGTGGTGCACCCATGACTACAACAAGTAATTACCCGCCTCGACCCGTCGAAAGGTCGAGGTGGACTGCGCCATCAGGCGCTAACGAGAGGAGACATCAACACGACGGGACCCAGTTGAAGCGAGAGGGCGAACGAGGTGTGCTCACTCTGACACTGCGTGACCTCGACCGGCTCAACAGCCTGCTCGTTACTTAGCGCTTAGAAAGGAGAACAACATGAAGCGTACGAATACCAAGTCCCGTGATGCGGCCATAGCGATCATCGCCATGGGCAACTTCCACCCGGGCGAGCCGCTAGAGGGGTATCTAGCCGAGGCCGTGGGCGGACAGACCGTCCTCGACCGCAGCCAGGCGCTCGTCACAGCCCTCGACTACCTCGGGGTGCTGCGGGGCGATCATCCGGCACCTCGGCGGCGAGCACGATGACTGTCACCGACCGTTGGCTTCACGTCCTCGCCATCATCAGCGCCGTCGTGCTCGTCAGCGTGAGCGTGTTCGTCCTCGTGGTCGCCCTCATGGGCGACTGGGGGGATGACGATGGCGACTAAGAACTACCGCCCGCAACCCGGAGACCGTGCGTTCGGCCCTTGCACTCGTGAGGGCTGCCCGCACGCCAACAAGGTCGTTTGGCAGAAGAAGTGGGTCCTCGAAGTGATGCACGCCTGCCCCGTCAAGGGGAAGGTGGGCACCACCGAGCAGCGCCCGCTAAAGCCGGGCGCACTCTACGGAAAGGAGGAGACATGAACATCCGCCACAACATCGGCCCAGTCCGCTTGACCTGGGAGCACAATCCCTCCGGCGTAGGCTGGCGACTCACCGTTAGCCCGTTCGGAAAGGGATGCGGCTACCGAGCCCTCGACTGGCCGTGGTACAGCCACGATCGGGCAGCGCCATTCTGGCGTTCCTGGGCGCTGCTGGCCTACTTGCCGGGCGTCACGTTTGTCCTGGCGACCAATCAGCATCACGTCCTACGACGCAACCGGCGCAGACTCGTAGTCGGTGTCGCCCGAGGTTGCCGGGGCGTTTACAACTACGTCCCCAACTGGTGGTAATGAGAACCCGCCCAGCACCGTCGAAAGTGCTGGGTGGACTGCGGTCACCATGGCCGCTTGAAGGGAGAGACATGACCAACAAGTTCGTGTGTCACGAGGGTTCCCTCGTGACACACCTAACACAGGGCCAGGTGGACATTCACCTACGGGACCACCCCGGCGACTTCGTGCCCGGACAGGGACAGGGCTGTGCGACCCCCACGTCGCCCCCTACAGCCCCGCCGGACACCACAGCGCCTCCGGGTACCGTGGCGCCCCCAACGTCGGCTCCGCCGGCTACAGCGGCTCCTCCAGCCAGCCTGGCGCCCCCGGTGCTCATCACCGGCCAGCGGGCCACCCCTGAGGTTGGGGTACCGACGTTCGGGCGCCTGCCCGAAACCGGCAACGCTTCCGGACCCGTCGTGGGCACGGCGCTCATCGCCCTCGTGCTCGGCGTTGCGTTCATCGCCCAGTGGGTGGTGCGCCGGCGCAAGCTAGAGCGGGAATGGCAGGAAGCCCTGGCGGCAGAGATCGCCGAGGCTGGCAGCGTCGATGCCTGGATCAACCGGGCCGACGTCGAACCCCCCGTCCGGGGGTACTGAGTAACCCGCCTCGACCCGTCGAAAGGTCGAGGTGGACTGCGCCGAATGGCGTTAACGAGAGGAGACATCATGCCTAAGACAACCGAAGTGCTGCCCGGCCACCCGCTCGCCCAATTCTATGTGCTGGATGGGGATGGGCTGGTACGTGGCGGCTACCAGATACGACAAGAGACCGACAACGACCCCATCACGTACACGGTTCACGCCGTTGGCTTCGTCCCTGAAGTGGGGCGAGCGAACGACGGGGGCCACGACGTTTGGTTTGGCAAGGCGGGCGTCATTCAGCACGCACAGAACCTAGCCTGGATGGTTGAGCACGAACAGAGTTTCACCGGTCCCGGCCTAGCTCCAGTGCCCACCGTCAAAGAGTCCGATCCAGTTCTCGTTGCTCTCATCGAGGAGGAAGAGCGAATCTATCAGGCGGCACGGGACTTGGTCCGAGTTGAAGGCAAGCCAGGGTGGGCACGGAAGCCCGGCAGCATCGCTCTGTACAGGGTCGATCTGTGAACGGGGCAGGCGACATCGCCTTCCTTGACGAGTACGCAGGCTCGAACCCGTCCGATCTTCCCGATTGGAGCCGGGTTCGAGAGGAGCGCATAGAGGCAAAGCAGGCAGCCAATACGCTCGCCATAGAACAAATCATCCGTCGACTCGCCTAGTCGACCACCTGGATAGCGTGTAAACGGTGTCCAGGTACTCCGCCAATTCGGCGGTCATGAGAGGAGAAGACAATGCAAATAGCCTTCCCAACGGAGGCGCCTCAGGACGATGAGCGGGCTTTGCCCGCCTGGGTCAGGGGCATCTTCAACCGTGAGTTCGCCAAGGCACAGCGGGCCAGCGCCTCCGATCCCGCTGAGGTTGCCTGGGCGTACATCACTGCCGTACACAAGGACCGAGTACGATGAGCGGATTCCTTGTCGAGTACCTCGACGTAGAGAAACTTGCCCTCCTCCTGGAACGGAGCGAAGCAGGGGCACCACGCCCGCTTCTGAACATGGCGGCCAGGGTCCTACGCTCGCAGAACATTCGGCTCCTTCGTCAAGGTGAGTTGATCGAGAGTCAGCGCATTGAGTTCGAGGAGGCCAAGGCCGACCTTGAAGGCGCCCTCATCCGTGCGTCTAGCGGGGACCCGGACGCATGGCGTGAGATGTCGTCGTAAAGCGCCCGGTAGGCTGGCTAAGGGATGGGCCTGAACGGCAGTTCGACCTACGAGAGATCATCCTCTTGCAGGAAACCCGGGTTCGATTCCCGGCAGGTCCACCACTGAACCCCTCGTCACTTAGGTGACGGGGGGTTCTTTGCGTTCAGGGTGTCCTAGCTCGGGCGATGGCGTCGATGCACGGCCAGTCGTCCTCGGCCACGATTCCGTCCGGGTACAGCCCGCAGACCCGTTGAAGGTTCTGCACGCCGGCCACTGTGTGGATCGAGAAGACGAAGTGCGGCTCAATGATGTGCTGGCCGGCCTCGAAAGCGAGTACGTGATTCAGATATGTAACCGCCCCTCTCGTGAGGGTGTCGGTGCCAAACGAGTAGCCGGCACCGTGCCAGACGTTGGGCTTCGCCATGGCCGGCCAGTAGCCGTACTGGTGATGCCAAGGGTTGTACACAGGCCCGTCAGGAGGCGGAGGAGGAGGCAGGACACAGGTGCTCAGCACCCACGGCGTCCGGCGCCAGTTGCGGCTGGCCGGAATCTCGTGCGGCTGAATGTGCCAGGGTTCGTTGTTGACATTCTTGAACGTGCGCAGGCAGAATCGACTGACGTTCTGTTCCATCCATGGCCAGGAGGAGGCGGGCACCATGTCGCAGGCCACCGCACCGCCGGACACGCCGTCAGCGGGGAAGCCCTCGTGGTTCGAGTTGCCGGGGCTAGCGAAGCCAGGGCCGCCGTTCGCCGGCTGGATCCGCCAGCAGGTCCCAACACCAAGGCCCACGCCCTGCATGGCGCCGTACTCCATAAGCGCCTTTACTCGACGCCAGAACTCGAAGTTGGCCTGGCGTACAGTCTGGCGAGACTGGATCTCGTTCATGGTCAACGTGCCGCCGCTGTATCCGTTCGGATACCGCTGATTCTCCGGCAGGCAGGCCGTCAGGGCGGCTACGAGGACCCCGACGAGCACGAACGCTCGTAGGTGTCTCATGGGTTGCGCCCGGCCCTCAGCCCCGGACCCGAGGACGACGTGGTCCTCGTCCTCGGCCCATTTCCCCTCGGGGGCGGGCATTCACACCCCGACCTAGTGGCAGCGGGCGGCCTTGCGGATCCGTGGCGCCCGGACCCCAGCGCTTGTTACCGTGGATTCGAGGGTCCCAGCCCGGCTCGTCTTCCTGGGGCTGGCGCACTCGACTTCTACCTGCCGCTTTGGTAAGGTAACGATTTGCCATGCCGCCGACCCTATCAGGCTGACTCGGCGGAGGTCCACCCTTTGCGGGCGGTAGCTTGATCCCGAAGCTGGATGTCCCCCTGCCCGGTCCGGTAGCGCCCTTACGGCCACGAGAGCGTGCATACGGATCCGGCCACGACGGCGCCGTGCCGGACGGTCGCTTCGGAATTCGTCGTAGGTTTCGGCCTGGAGCCACCTCGCCCCGCCTGTCGATGATGTCACGAGGATCGCCCGGTGGAAGTTTCATAGCTCTTAGTCTGTCATGTCTTCCGCTTCCCCTCGACGAGGATGGGCGTGTCGGGGTCGTAGCCGTGGTTCTCACAGAAGCGCAACGCCTGGTCATAAGGTCGGCTTCCAATGAAGAAGTGGCAGGAGAGCAACGATCGGAGAGTGACCCGGTCGTGGATATCGACCTTGTACTTGGTGCGGAATGGTTCGTCGGTCATGGGACCTCGTTGGCTCGGAGGCATTCGGCGGCGTGCTTTCGAGCACGACCCCAGACCGTCCAGCCGACCCATCCACAGGCGCAGAGGTACTTGCGCCCGGCAAACTGATCGCTGGCGAACACCCTCATGTTCTTGTAGAGGTCACGGGATGGTTCGTCGGTCACGTCGTCACCTTCCGTTCGTCGAGTAGTTCCTGGCACCGGTAGCAGAGGTCGACGCTGGGTGGCGAGTCGGGGACACGCCAGCCGCCGAAGCCACCCCACGCACCGCAGATCGACCGGCGGGTGCCGGCCTCGAAGTAGTGGGCGCTGAGGGCGTAGGTGGGCCATCCCCAGCCGGCCACGAACACGTCGTCAGCGGTCATCGCTGCGCCACCGCCTCTTCGTGGGCGGCGAGGGCCATCACGACGCCAGGGTCTCGGTAGCCGGGGCGGGTGAACCGATCGTCGCCGTAACCGTGACGGTTCAACTCGGCGGCCAGTCGGTCGGCGTCTGCCTCGGCGTCCGCCAGCCGACGAGTCAGATCCTCCACGGCGTTGGCAAGGGTGAACACCCACCGGTCGGTGTAGTAGCGAAACCAGAATTCTTCGGTGCACGTCCAGCCATAGGGTTCGAGGGCGGCGGCGAGTTGTGCTTCCCCTGCGTTCTTAATGGCGTGCATCAGTCGGGGGTCAGTTTCACGATGAACCACACGACAATGACGAGTATCGCAGTGATGAGCATGATCTGGCCGTACTCCAGTGCGGTAAGGGTGGCGGTCATCATCCCTCCCGTAGCGCAGCCAGTGCGGCGGCGATCTCAGTGAGCAGTTGAATGATCTTATCCAGCTTCTCGTGCAACTCGGCCTCGGCGCTCATCGTTGGCCTTTCTCTGCGAAGACAGGAAGCCGCTGAACGACTCCGTTCTCAGGAGTGATGAAGAACATGGCCTGCTGTGGGCGCTCGAAGCCGAATCCGCCGTCCTTGGCGTACTCGTCGTAACCCTTCAGCGAGCCGTTCACCACGAAGTCCTGGCCCCAAAGCAGTTGGTGCCAGTGTCCGATGAGCGCCAGATCGAAAGGCTTACCGACCGCCCCGTAGAAGGCGTGCCGGCGTAGGAGCCACTTCAAGAGGCTCGGATAGAGCCCGCCGACCCCGCCGGCTGAGCGGAACGAGTCGCCGTGCGAAAGCAACAAGGTGGTGTCATACACCTTCATCTGTTGCTCGGCCGAGGTGCTGATCTGGAAGGTGATGCGAGGATCGTCCCGCACCGTGTCGGCGAGCCAGTTGTAAATGATCCAAGCGTTCGAGGACTCAGCCCGCTTCTTCTTCGGCGTTTGCTTGTAGGTACGGTCGTGGTTGCCGTCCACGGTCGGTACATGGACCGCCCCGAACTCGTCAGCCAAGTACCTTAGCGCCGAGGCCAGGGCGGGCATCCAGTGGACGATGGTTGCTGGCACCGGCGCAGCATTGGTCCGGGCCAACTCGTCGTGGATGTCGCCTGTGATGATGTCGCCGAGCAGGGGCACGATGATCCCCTGAAGTGACACCCCGTTCACGTAGTTCTTCGCCAAGTCCGCCGCCCCGTTGACGATGCGCTCCAGCCTGCCGTGGGCTATGTCCCGGTCGTAGGCGTTTACACCGTCCATCTCGTCCAGGTCGACCACCTCGTCGAGGTGAAGGTCGCTTAGCATGAGCACTGGCGTGGCGACGTGAACTTGCTTCGACTTGGGTTTGGCGATCCAGGCCACTGGCCGAAGGTCGGCCGCACGCACGTAGGCGTATCGTTCAAGCCTGGCGTTGAGCCGCTCGACTTCCTGCTCAGAATGGCCTAGCTCACGACGAAGACGCTTGATCTCGTTCCAGCGCTCGTCAGCGGTGGCCGTGGCCGTGGCGAGAGACCGAACGGTCTTCGCCATAATGTCGTCAGTCATCTCCCCGCACCTTACTGCGGTCGTCGGTGCCCAGCCCACGGATGCTGAACGTGGCGAGGGCAAGGGCGTGCCAGGTGACGGCGATGATATGCCGGCTATCGGTCTCCCCGTCCCAGTCCTCTCGGTCCATGAACTGCGCCAGGTGGCGCCCGAGGGCGGCGATGGACAGGCTCCAGGGGTAGCCCTTCTCCCAGTTCCGGTCCTCGTATTTCTCGGAGCCGGCACCGTACAACTCGGCCAACTCCCAAAGAGCGTCCGGCGGAATGAGATCGAAGCGGGCCAGCTTGGAGCCTTTCTCACCGCCGGTGTCTGGATCCGTGAACCGCACCTCGCCCGGGGCGTAGCCATCGGTCCACGTGCTGGACCAGAGGATATCTTCCTCTTGACCGGGCGGCAACGAGTTCTGCATAACCCTTAGCGCCCGAGCCTCGTACTCAGGCTGGCCGTAGAGATAAGGTGCGAGCAGGCGATCGCCTGGGCAGTAGTAGAGGACCTCCAGCCCGCACGCCTTGGCCGCAGCCAACTCGGTCGCCACGCCCGAGGACTGCTCCCAACCGGGCAAGAGCACGACGGCATCCGACTCAGTGATCCGGGCCAGGTCCCAGCGCAGCGCCTTCTCCAGGTTGAAACGAGGCAAGCCCTCAATATCGCCCTCGTCGTAACCGGGATCATCCACCGAGACAGTGCCCGTATTGAGGTCATGCGCCGCCGGGTTATGCACGTGCCAGCCTTCGCCAACGAGGTAGTGCTGGGCCTGGAAGAACAGCGGAAAGTTGAACTCCGGGATTCCCCGCATCGGACCGGCGATGTAGCACGAGCGGCCTACCGTAGAGCAAGACGGCTCAGGTTGGTATAGGCCGGTGTAGTACTTCACCCTGGTGCCGGAATGGGTCTCGGTACCGATCATGATGTCTCCTTGTGGAGTAGCCCGGCAGCGCCGGGGGAGTCGGGCGTGTAAACGGGCCGGCCGACGACGCCTCGAACGACGAAGGCGCCGACCTTGATGTGATCGGCTGCCTTACGCAGCCAAGCGACGTCTTCGTGCAGCAGGCCGATCGTGGTGTTGCAGTAGGCGCACAGCAGCCCCCTGACGGCGCCGGTCTTATGGTGGTGGTCGACCTGCGGGGGCCGGCCAGGGCGGAAGCGCTTGCCGCAAATCCGGCAGCGGCCGTTCTGCTTCAGGAAGATGAGATCGGCCTCCAACTCGGTGAGTCCGTAGGCGGCGTGCTGGGTGACCTTCATGCGGACCTCCATTGCTTGCCCTCGAACCGGAGGGGAAGGCTGAACGGGTTGACATCGACCAGGATAGCGTTGAGCAGGTCGAGGACCACCGTGCCGAGACCGGGCTCCAATTCCATGACGAACGAGTCGTGAACCTCCAGCAGCAACTCGCCCGGCCTAGCCCGCTCGTACTCGACCAGCACGTCGCCCATCACCGTGCCGACCCCGCCCTGGACGAGCGAGTTGAGCACGGCGTAGTCAGGCACCTGGCCGAAGCGGGAGTTGACGTGCCGATATCGGCCTGGCGTGGTAAGCGGCACCTTGCCTACTCGCTTGGCTGTACGGCCAACGATCTTGGTCGCCCGGTGGTAGCCGGCGAACATCTCCTTATGGGCGGTCAGGATCTCCTCGGCGACCTTGGCCGCCTCCTTGGGACCGAGGCCGGCCTTGGCGCAGAAACGGGCGATCTGCTCGATGCCTGCGCCGTAGGGGATGCCGTAGTTCACGTTCTTCGAGAGGGTGTAGAAGCGGCTGGCATGGTCCTTCGTGCCGAACAACTTGAAGGCCATCTCCTCGTGCATGTTCCGGCCTTCCACAAGAATCGCAGTCAGGGCCGGATCCTTGGTGATTGCTGCGCCTACCCACAGTTCCGCCGAGGCCAGGTCGTACTCCCACAGTTCCAGCCCGTGCGCCGGCCGGAATGACTCCCGGACGCCGGGCAACGTGGACTCCTTCGGGATCTGTTGGAGGTTGGGCAGCGAACACGCCCGCCGGCCGGTGACGGTGCCCACTGGATTGAACTCCGGGTGGATTCGCCCGTCCATTGAGGTGCGGTCGTATTCAAACAGCGGCTTCACGTAGGAGTTGAGCGCTTTCAGCATCCGCCGGTGCTCCAGCACGTCCTCGATCACCGGGTGGGCAGGCAACAGTTCGAGAGCGTTGCGGGCGGTCGAAGGCACGCCGGTCTTGGGCGAAGATTCCAGCACCGGTAGGCCCAGGTCCGTGTAAACGAGGCGGATGATCTCGGAGGTTCGACCCAGTTCGTAGTCGGGGTACTTGGCCTGGATTCGATCGGCGGCGATCCGGTACTCCCGGCCGGCCCGCTCCAGACGCTCCGGGTCGAGGGTGATCCCCCGTTGGCGCATCCGGTACAACACCTCCTGAATCCGCATCTCCCGAGCCATCGTGGTCGTCCACGTCGTGCCGAAATATTCGGCCAGAGCGTACGTATCGGTCGCATCGGTGCCGGCGTAGGGCGCCATTTCCTCCGGATACAGGTCACCCCAGGAGAGATCCCTTGCAGCACTCCTAGCTTTCGGCTGGACCCACTTCATAACGGGCATCTCAGGATACTCGGCCTTGATCCGGTCCTTCATCTCCGTGACAGTCGGCCGTCCCATGATCTCGGCCAGGGCCTTCTTCTCGGCCCGGCTGTTGCCGCCGAGGTACAGGTCGGACAGATCCTTCAGCCCCTTGGGCCGATTCTCGTCGTCCAGCCACGCCCGAGTGATGGTGTCGTTCGTGTTCCACCGGTGCTTGAAGCCCGTGTCGTGCTCCAGAATCGCCCAGTCGTACTGGGCATGGTGCATATCGTGTCGAGACCGGGTGCCGTTGAGCGCCTCGATCACCCACCGCACGCCAGAGGGGTCGGCTTGTCGGCCCAGCCGATGGTTAACGGGGATGTAGTAGCCGTCAACGCCGAAGGAGATAGAGAGCCCGGACATCTCCGCCCCGTTCCAGGGCATGAACGTCCGGGGCTTGTCTCCGATCTTGCCGTCGCCTCGGTGGAAGGTCTCCGTGTCGATGGCGACGTGATCCGCTGGCCCTAGGCGAGAGATTTCCTGGGCGAGTGTTCCAAGTTCCTCGCTGTCTCGGAGAAGGTGAATCACGTCAGCACGATCTCCACGTCGGGCCTCGGGTCGTACCGGGCGATGGAAGCGGCAGTCTGGAGGACTTCCTCCCGAGGGAGCGGCTCCTCCAGGAGGATTTCGTTCAGGACGACGAGCGCACGAGCGATGGCCGTCGCCGAGGCGCCTTGCTTGCGCAACGCCCCGCCCACGGCGGCCAGGGTGTTGTTGCGCCGGCCCTCGCCGACACGATCCCACTCCTGGCTGACTCCGCTCGGGCCAGAACGAGCGGCAGGCAGCCAGGAGGGGTTGAAGGGTGCAGGCAGAATGGAGTGGAGTATTATCCGGTCGGGGGCGTCGGGCGCCACTATGTAGGAGCCTCGGCCGGCTCGAATGTCCACGCCAGGGAAGACGCCGACCGCCGGCCCCTCGGGGGAGCCGGGCGTATGCCGGTAGATCAGGTGCAGCCCCCTGGGTGTCCGCACCGTCAAGGTGCGATCCATCTCGGAGCCATAGGCGAGAGCCTCGTCACTGTCGAAGTCGACCACCACCAGGCCGTCGCAGCGCATGCCGTGCCAGTCGCCCGGCTTGTGCTCGACGCCCTGGTATTCCGGGGAGGACCAGCCGTTGACGGACGGGGTCTTCTCACCCGGTCGAAGTGGAATGTAAACAGGCACTACTCCTCCTCGGAGCCCTCCTAGACGGCGCCGCCGGCCGGGGGGAGGAGGGAACCCCCGGCCGGCGCTTCGCTCAGCCTAGCGGCCGAGGATTGACGACCTCGTTGAAGCCGTTCTTGATGTCGAGGTCGGCTGTGATGACCGTACCCCGCTGCTTGTTCAGCGCCTCGGCGGACAGACCGACCGGCTGGCCGGTCTCCGTGTCGATCCCGATGCCGATGGCCTCCAGGATCGCCACGGTGAAGCCCGTGCCCTTCCCGGAGCGCATGTAGCGCTTGACCACCTTCCGGCCCATGATGCCTTCGACGGGGGAGACCACCTCGAAGGTGAACTTCAGCATGGGCTTCCCCTCCTTCGACACGTCAGGCTCCCACGCCAGGAAACGCAGGTCGTAGACGCCCTTCGGCACGGGCTTGATCATCTCGGACAGGTCGAGGGTCATATCCTCGACGCTGGCCTGAGCGGCGGCGATGAGCGCCTCGTAGTCGTCACCCTCGGCGATGCCGAGATCCTCCTCGACCTCCTCGGGGGCAACGCCCTCGTCGTCGGTCATATCCTCGGGCTTGGGATTCCGAGCGGTCATTGGTCTGCCTTTCTGGCCGTGGCGGCCGGTTGGGTGGGCTTGGTGTAAGCCCGGGAGATGGCCTTCTTGATGTTGGGGATGGTCGGGTTGACCATGGATGACTTCAGCACCGAGCGCCAGCGGTTGGCCGTGCGCCGAGTTGGGTCGTCAGGCAACCAAGAAAGCACACGCTGCTCGGGCTTGCCTTCTACACGAACGATCTGATACTCGCCGTAAATGTTGGCCCAGTCTTCGACCTCCTTGCGGCTGGCTGCGTTCATGGCCGGGCCTCGCTTGTACTCGCCCTTCTGGGGGTCAGGCTGAAGCGTGTGGGCGAGGAGGATGATGTCCTTGCCCGAGCGAGCGAGGAGCAGGAGGAAGTCGTGCAGGGCCGTGGCCGCAGCCAGGTAGTCCCGCTGCTCGGCGACGCCCTGGCCGATGTTGACCATGCCGGCGCCGGGCTCCCGAGACTTCGAGGCCCAGGTCATGACCGACTGGCGAATCAGCCAGGCGTTGAGCGAGTCGACCTGGTCGATGACCCAGGTGTCACGGTCCCGGTCGTTGGACTTCATGGCGAAGTACAGCGAAGCCAGGTCGGGGTACTCGTCCGGCGTCCACTGGAGGGCGTCAAGATCCTCCGGGACCGCCTCGCCTTCAAGGCCGAAGTTGGTGTCAACGACGAGCGGGCGACTGGCCGTCAAGGCCAGGGCTGTCTTGCCTACACCCTTCTCGGCGTAGATGCACGCTCGGATAGGAGGCCGCTTGCGGACCACAGGGGTGGGTTCGTCCCGAAGGACAGGTACTCCAGTCATGGATCTCCATTCGACTGACGTAGGTGGGTCGGTACCCACGATGCTACCGCCCCCGGCAGGCGCCTCCGCACGTAGTATCGAGTGTGGCCGTTGTCCCCCACCTTGCGCTCAGGCGGCCCGTGAAGATCGAGCGTGCCGTCCGCCACGAATGCGTCGAGGACAATCCGGAGCGGCCCCGGCATGCAGGGGATGGCTTCACAAACCGCTGTCTGCGACGGTACTCGACCACCCTCTGGAACGTTGACGGCGAGCCAGCGCAAGACCTTGTGAGCGAGGGTGGTGTGATGTCGGCTCCAGCGGTCGCCCTCGTCAGGGATGGGCGGTACGGAGCGGCCGTTCTGTGTGCCGGCGATGAGGTCGAGCGGGTCTGCACCTTTCAGCCCGCCACGCTTCTCAATACTCCAGCGCTGCGCAGGCGTGAGACCGCCCCGGATACCCACCCTTTCGAGAGAATCCACGGCTAGTCCTTTCTCCTCGTGAAGTGCATGATCAGCACACTCGTAACGGACAGGACAAAGAGCGCAAACCGCTCGGGCAACAGCAACGCCGGCCGAGTTGGGGTTCCCATCGTCGTCCTCCGTGTCCTCGTAGAAGATGGCCGGCGGGGCGCCTCGACACGCTGCCCACTCCAGCCAGTCGAAGTCGTTTCGCCAGGCGTACGACCTCACAGCCTTTCCTGGCGTAGGCCGTACCAGCCGTCGCCCACAACGAACAGAATGGCGTCCGGGCCAAACTGGCCAAGAAGTTCTTCGTCACTCGGCGGCGAGTTCAGCGGCCAGTAACGGCACTCAACCGTGTCGGGAATCTGGTGGCCCTTCATTACTCCTCCTCGTCTTCGTCCATGGCGATGAAGCCGTAGTCCTCGCCGTCCGTGCCGAGCAGCTTGCCCCAGCACTCCGCCCGAGCGCCACACCAGCCGCAGTGCTGGCCGATGTTCGGGATGGGGATGCGATCACCGTGAGAAAGATTGGCTCGGCGCATGATGACTTCACGCACCACCTTAAGCGCCTGTTCGATCTGCTCGGGCGAACGATCCACCCAACGGCGGTCGAAGGACTCGGCCGGCGGACGCTCGATGCCCTCGCCAGCGGCCTTCATGACCTCGATGCTGTCCTTGGCGACAAGGCGCAGGTCCTTCTTCGTGATGGCCCGCTTGCCCTCCAACTCGACGGCGATTCGTTCCATCATCTCGGCTTGCGTCGGATAGGTCGGCTTCCAGCGCTGCGTGTAAACGCCCTCGAACATGACGCCGTGGACCGGCCGTTCGAGCAGCATCGAGGCGCCGTAGACATACAGCGTCTCCTGGAGCGAGACCTGAAGCAGCTTCAGCCGTTGCCTGCTACCGTAGGTCTTGTCTTCAACGACCCACAGCCGCCCCTGATCGTCCTCGCCGACGTGGTCGATGTGGAAGGTGAAGTCGACGCCGGGCACCGGGCTGGGGATGCGCCCCTCCAACTCGGTCGCCACGAGGTTGAGGCCAGTGCTGGCCTTCGGGTCGGTGCCGTAATGCGCCAGAAACCGTGATGCCAACCACTGGACGTGCTCGATCTCCTCGACGGTCATTCGCCGGCTGAGATCCACGCTCGGGGTCCATACCGTCCATGCCGGCCCGCCGGGCTGCCAAATGAAAGCACCGTCCCACCAGTAGCCGAGGAACTCGTGGAAAGCGGTACCCCGACGCAAGCCTTCACCGTCGTCGCCCTCCTCAACCCGGCCGTAGAAGGCGCCCCACTTCTCCTCGCACTGGGCGAGGGTGGACACTTCAGAGAATCCGATTGTGTCGTTCATGATGTCAGCCTCCAAACGAGAACTTGGCCGTCAGCCCGCTCAGGCCAGGCCGACCCGAAGGGTGGGTAGGTCCAGTCAATCTCAGCGCCGGTCGCCTCCTCCTGCTCGCACTCGTACCCCCAGTTGCCGACGACAGGGACGTCGTCGAACTCCTCGGGGATGGAAGCCAGGGCCTTCTTCAACTGTCCAACGTTCATGCGTTGCCCTTCACTAGGTCCTGCCAGGGCTTCCCGGTCAGGAGTTCCTTGACGTCACGCTGCTCGGCGTTGGCCTTGGCGATCACCTGATCGTAGGTGTCCGCAGCGGCAATCACCCAGACATTCACGGCGCCGGTCTGCCCCGAGCGGTACAGCCTACCGATGGCCTGGCGGTTGACGTCGTAGACGTCGTCCAGGTCGACGAAGATCATGTCCCGGCTGGTGCCCTGGAGTCCATCAACGCCGGTGCCGAGAGCGGCGATCGTGCCGACGAGAGCCGGCGAGCGGCCGGCGACGAAGTCAAGTCGGGCGTCTTCCCGAGCCTCCGGCCGCATGCCGCCCGTGTAAACACGAGAGTCGTCGATGGCCTCGGCGATGCGGTGAGCGGTCGCCCGGTACTTGGTCAGAATGACTACCGGCCGGCCGATGTCCTCGGCCAGGTCGACGGCCGCCTTGGCCTTAGAACCCAGGCCCTTGTCGGGCAGCAGGCCGCCCCAGTCCGAGCCGAGTTGCAGGAGCCGGGTACGCTTGGCGATCTCCAGGTCGGCCACCTCGATGCCCTCGGCGAAGGTCTCCTCGGTCCAGCCGTGCTTCGCCATCTGGTCGTACTGCCGACGCTCGGCCGGCGTCAACTCGATGCGCAAGGTTGACACGATCGGCTCGTCACCTAGCTCGGGCAGGAGGTAGGCCAGCGGCCGAATGAGTAGGCGCCCGAGCAGTTGCGCACGGACGGTTTCCTCGGCCCCCGGCCGCAGCTTGCCGACGACCCGCACTGGCCGAGGACTCGTGCCGAAATGCCGCAGGGCGACGTAGAAGTGCTCCTCAGCCCAACGCCAGTACGAGGGGTATGCCCGGTGGTCGATCATGTTGAGCATCGACCAGAGTTCCTCGGCCCGATTCATCACGGGTGTGCCGGTGATGTGAGTCAGGTATCGGGCTTTGCGGGCGAGTCCTGCTACGGCCAGGGTGGTCTGCGTGCGCCGACCCTTGATTCGGTGTGCCTCGTCGAGAATCAACTGGGCGAACGCAGCGTGCTTCAGAATGTCGGCGTCTCTGCGCACGGCCTCGTAGTTAGTCACCAGGGCGCCGCCGTTGTCCAGCCACGACTCGATGGCGACTCGGCGCTGCTTCAGCGTGTGCGAGCCCCGGTACATGGCGACGGGGTAGCCGGGTGTAAACGCCTCAGCTTCACTGGTCCAGTGAAGTAGGACGTTCGCCGGCACAACGATGAGCGTACGGTCGCCGGTGCGTGCCGCCAGGCTGAGCCCTACGGCCGTCTTGCCGGTGCCCGGCGGATCACCGTAGATGCAACGGCCCCCCTCGATGAGGAAGTGCAGAGCCTCCAATTGGGTAGGCCGAAGTGCGGTCACCGGGCGCCTCCTTCAAGTTGGTGGCGGGAGGGGGACTCGAACCCACCGGCTCCGGGGATATGAACCCCAGGCCATCTGACCTGATTCCCGCACGACTGCGTATCAGTGTACCCCCCGTGGGACTCGAACCCACATCCCCGGTTGTTGAGACCGGTGGCTCTGCCGTTGGCCTAGGGGGGCAAGTGCAGAACCGGGCGCTGTGTGGCCCTCTACGGAATCTGCGTCCGGTTGTACCGGCCGGGCGTCTGCGCCAGCGGGCGGTACCTTCCTACAGGACTGAGGGCTCGTTGGCCGCTAGGAGGTCAAGGACTTCCTGGGCCGTGGCGTCGCCCTCGCCGGCCAACTGCTTCAGGGCCACGACTTCGGCCCTAGCGGCGACCTCGACGGCCTTCTGCGCCCCCTCGGGGAAGGCGGGGGACACAAACTGGCGCACGAGCGCCAGAAGCACGGTACCTACAGCGCCGACCACGGTTGCCTCGGGAGGCAGCGTCTCTAGGACGGTCAGGACGGCGGTGATAGCACCGAGGGCCACAGCCGTGGCCGCAGGCACCTCGTTCTTGACCCGCTTCAGGAAGGTGATGATCTGAGCAACACTCATGCTGACAGCCTACACACCGATGAGCCGGATGAGCAGACCCACCACCGTGCCGCCGATCAGGGCGCCGAAACCGGCCAGGGCGAGCGCCCGACCCTGAAGGCTGGCGACGAGCGACTCTTGCCGGGCCAGGCGCTTCTCCATGTCGCCAAACTGCTGATTGGTGGCCAACAGGGAAGTGAGTCCGTTCTCGTTGCGGCTCAGTCGTTCCTCGATGGCGGACACTTGCTGAGCAACGACGGTTCGCTCGGCGTACTTGCGAGCCTCGTCGGCCTGCTGCGCCCGGAACTCGTTGAGCAGGGCCAGACGCTTCTCGGTCGCCTCCCGCTCGGCCCCGGCCGCCATCGTCCCTGCCCGCTCGGCCTTGTCCACCGCCTCCTTGGCGGCCGTCATGGCGATCAGGACTCGGGCGTCACGGTCAAGGATCGTGTCGGTGAGCCGGCGATCGAGTTCGGCTAGGCGGGCGTCGAAGTGGTCTCGAAGGGAGACGTAGAGGTCGGTATTAGGTCCGTTGGGCATGATTAGCCCAGATTATCAGGGCACTGGATACTGAATAGGAGGCATGCGATCCCTCGCTTTCGCCTTTGCATCCAGTTCCTCCTGGGTGGTGAACTGCCCGGTATCGGGATCCCTCACCGGCTCTGAGGCGGGCTCATCGGGGGTGTCAGTTGCACCAGCGGCCTTCTCGGCCCGTTTCTTTGCAGCCTCAGCCTCTCGCTTGTCCCGAGCCGCCTTCGCAGCAGCTTCCTCCCTAGCCTTCTGTTTGTCCGACTTCGGGTTGAGACGAGACTGTGCCTTCATCACCCGCTCCCGAATAGCCGTCAGTTCCTCCTCCGAGTACACCCGGGGCGCACCCATGAAGCGAGTGAGGGCGTCCTTCAGGCCAGGGTCTTGGCCGTACACGTCCTGGCCGGTGATCGCCTGTTCGCCGAGCCGTACGAGCGGCACGTTGCGGATGGTCTCCAGGATGTCAGAGATCGGGTCGGTCTCCGGCATGGCTCCGCCGGTGGCGTTCATCTGGTACTGGTCGACGAAGCCGCCATCTGGCGCCCCAAGCATCGCTCGCACCATCGCTTCAACGAAGGGGTTGACGGCATCGGCGATCCCGTGGGGGGTAGTCAGCGAGCCAGCATCGAGGAAGGGGTTCCACGACCGAGTGTTGTAGCCCTGATCGCCAGCCAGCACGAGTCCTTCGTACGCACGGGGCAGTTGGCCGGCGAACTGGTCCTTCAGAAGTTCCTCGTGCATGACGCCCAACTGCATCATCACAGCGGTCGCTATCGTGTGGTCGGCGGGGAAGCGGGCGATCAACTTGACCATCCCCTTCTGCCAGGCGTAGAAGGGCAGCACAGAGCGGATGAAGCCTCGCTCCAACGGACCCAGGTCGCCGTAGTCGACCAGGGCGGCGTAGGCCCGCTTCAGGGCGGCCTCTCTCGTGGCGCCGGTGCGCATCGCTCGGTCCATGACGGCGGTACGAGAGAACTCGTCGACCACTTCGTTCAGGCGGGTCACCCGTGCCCGCAGTTCGGTGGCCGCCGGACGAACACCCTCCCGGCGAGCGGTCGAGCCGACGCCTCGATTCAGGATCGTGCCCTGGCCTCCCTCGAAGGACGTAATTGACTGGCCGACGATTTCCTGCGGCATGGTGCCATTGCGGTACTTGCGCCAGGCCGACAACCAATCTCGGGGACGGACGCCTTCGGCCGTGGCGAGCATGGTGTTGCCGAACAGGTTGTTGACGTACCACCTCGGGCTGAGGGTCAGTACGAAAGTACGCCACGGGCTGGTCAGACGGGTAATCATGCGGAACGCCCAGTGGTCGTACTCCCGGCTCATCGAACGCAGCGCCGTCTTGATTTCCTTCGGCACGATGTATTTCGTGCTCTGGCCGGTGATCTCCTTGATTGCCGTGGGCGACGCCTCGGTCCCGGTGAGCATCCAGGTGCGCTCAGGATCCCACGCCACCCAGCCCGGAGGGATGACGGCGTTGGCGTCGATGGGCCTGGCGTAGGAATCCTCGATGTGGTCGATGAGGGCGTTGGTCTGGCGTTCGTGAGCCACCTCGGCCACGGCCGAGGCCAGGGCCTCGATGGATCGGTCGGCCGCTCCCTGCTTGACGAGGGCGCCGGTGCGAGTCTTACGGGTGCCTGCCTCGACGGCGTTCTCCATGCCCCGCTTGCCAAGCCCGAGGTTGCCGAACAGCGTGCCCTGAGCGTTGGCCCAAGTGACGTCCTTCAGGTGGGTCGGCCGGAAGCCCCGCTCGGTGGCGAGTTGGATGACCTCGACGAAGGTCTTGGGGACGTCCTGAAGCATGTCGGCGATCACGCCCGTCTCGTCGAGGCGGGCTTCCTCCATGAGCGTGTGCCAAGCGTCGTACATGGGCTGCCAGGCGGCGTCGGCCGGCCGGCGATTCACAAGGTGCCTGTCGAGCGTCGCCATCGAACGTTGCGCTCCCCGCTCCAGACGAGCGGCGGCCGCCTCGGAACGGGTAAGTCCGTCCATGGCGTCGAGGATGCGCACCTGGCCCTTCTCCAGGGTTCGGATCATGGCTTGCTGGTGAGCGATCTTGACGCCCAAGGTTTCCCGCATCTGGCGGGCCTCGCCAAGCTGTCGAGATCGCTGCATGGACTCGAATTCGGTCTCCCACCTATAGCGCTTCGTTTCTACCGGGTGAGGCATCTGGCCGGCCAACGGCGAACGCAGCATCTCGCCGGCCTCGGTCGGCGGAGCGAACATATCGTCCCAGAACTGACGGATAGGTTCGGGCGCCTCGCCGAGCACGGAGTTAAGCATGGGTCCGTAGGTCTGCTCCAGACTGGCGGCGATCTTGCGGAAGACGTTGTCGAGTCCACCCCGAGCGGACACGAGCGTGCCTCGGCTGGACAGGTAGCCCATGAGTCCGCCTACGAAGTTCTCCTCGGCCAGGCGCTTGCGGGCGGTCATGCCCTTGTCGACTAGGCCGGGGTAGACCTTGTGCAAACGAGCAACGTCTGCGTCAGGAAGCAACTGTCGCAGGAGGTGAGCGCCCTCGTGGGTGAGCGTGCCGAGGTTGGCGTCCTGGAACAGGCGCACGACCAGCCGGGCGTCCTTGCCCTTGGGCATGACCATGGCGCCTAGCAGCTTCTCGTTAAACGCCTGGTGTAGCTCACCGATGGATCCCCGCTCGGGGAGGCTGGTGACCTCGTTGGGCGGTGGCACGTTGCGCAGCCGATTGGACTTCAACCGGGCAGCGGCCAGCGCCTGGCTAGTGCTGGGCTCGGTCATTGAGCGGATACCTTCGACCGCCATCGAGCCCCCGGACGGCCCGAGCAACTTCGAGCGCCAGCCGGCGGCGTAGTCGTTGAGAAGCCTGGTGGCCTCGGCGCCATCTCCTCGGACTACAGCCTCCTGGATCTTGGCGAACACGTCCTGCCAGATATTGTAGGAGTCCAACTTCTGCCCGAGGATCTTCGAGTCGTCGGCTACCTGGAATCGGTTCTCGGCCGTGTAAACGTCATCCCCCTCGGGCAGGGCGGCGATGTTCTCCCGATCCATGGCGGTGACCACGGTGTCCTCGATCGGGCTGGCGACATCGGTCGACTGAAGCCGGGCGTACTCGGCCGCCAGGTCCCCCGGCACCTCCTCGCCGTGGCGGGCGTAGTCCCGCACCTTGGCCTGGACAACCTGACGCTCCTGACGGATCCGCTGGGCGGACTCGGACCAATCGAGTTCCTCGGACCAGTAGTCCCGCAGCGGATCGTCGATGCGGCGGCCCTCAGAGATGCCCTGAGCGATCTCGTCCAGAGCGAAGTCGTGGTGAGCCAGGAATCGACCCCAATCCTGCCGGCCGACCTCCTGCTTGGCGAAGATCCACAGAAGCGCCTGCACCTCGTGCGGGCGCACGTCCCGTCCGAACTGAGCGGACAACTTGGCAGCCGCCTCCCGTATGTCCCAGGCGTACATGCCGTAGGTGCCCCCGCCGGCCCAGTCGGTGCCGTCGATGCCGAACAGGTTGGCCATGACGGTGTCAAGAGTGACGGTCGTGCTCTCGGCCGGGCGGGCGAGGTTGTCCCGGAAGGAGCGCAGCTTGGCGAGCGCCTTCGAGCCGTGGTACTCCATGATGGCCGCCTCATAGGCGTCGTGGATCGCAGGCACCTCCCGCCGCAGCCTGGCCTCCTCGGCCAACACGGTACGGGTGTCCCGAGCCAAGTCAGCCCCCCGGCTAAGTCCAGCCATCCGCTTGGCGTCCGCTGGGGTGTAGCCAGCCTCCTGGTACGCCTTGACCATGCCCCTCTTGTCCAGAATCTCCGTGTGCATGGCGGCTACTTGTCTGTACGCCTCGATGGCTGCCGGATCGCCGGCCGCCTCCAGGTGACGCATGACGTCCTCTCGGGGGAGGTTGGCGTCACCCAAACCCTTGTTCGTTCCGGTCCACGCCTCGGGCAGGCGGGAGATGTCGGCGGTCGTCGCCTCGTCGATACGCAACGTGCCGGTGAGAATGTCAACCACGTTCTGCTTCGGGGAGGCGATCATGCTCGTCGACTCAGTGAGCGCCCGCAGTTCGGGAATGTCTACGAAACGCTGGGCGACGAGTTCGGTCGTGGCGAAGCCACGGGGAGTCGGACCCCGGCCAGGGGGCGTGGTCTCCAGGCGCTTCATCAAAGCCTTGGCCGCTGCCATTGCGTTGGCCTGACCCTTGCGGAAGTCGCTCATGTTGGCGACGGCCATCATGGCCCGCCCGAGGTTCTGCTTCGGATTCGCCATGACGGAAGTGGCGGCCAGCAGATCGTAGAAGACGTCGGCCGAGTCCCGCACCGTGCCGTTAAGCAAAGTCATCGGCTTGCCCCGGTACAGCGCCTCGACGTAGTCGTGCGAGTCGTAGTACCAGGCCAGGCTGTCGCTCACGTCCTTGGACGACAGCGTGCCGAGCGCCCTGCTGGTCGCCTCCTCGACGGAGAGGTTGAGCACGGTCTGGGCCAGGAACTCAGCGTTGGGCCGGTTGGTTCCGGTCTCGACCGTGGCGTTCTTGAAGAAGGTCCCGAGCGGCGTGCCCTTCGAGGCGTGCATCCCGTAGTCCCAGTTCATCCAAACCTGCATCACCTCGTCGGCCGCCTGAGCACCTATGCCTGCCTCCTTGGCTGCATCGGCTGCCTCCCGCCACACACGCAGGAGCGGAGACGACGTCGGGTTCTTCATGGCCTCGTTGTGGTAGATGCGGGCGAGCGCCTGCATGTCGGGGTTGCCCGACAGCGTCAGATCGCCACCCTCGGCGATGTCGTAAAGCGCCTGTTGGCCCCGGGCTTCGCCCATGAGGATCGCCAACTCCCGGTTCTCGACGGTCGTTGAGACATCACCGGCCACTCGGGCGATCCCGTTGTCGTCGGTGTAACCCCACAACCCGAGCCGAGCGTCGGGGTGGTACCAGACCTCCATGTTGTCACGAATGACTTCCTTCAGCAGTGCCTCGGCGTTGATAGCGAAGGCGTCGGCCGGAATGTCGAACAGGTCCCGGCCGCCGCCCACCATCCCGCCCACGGCGTAGCCGGCGTCGGCGTAGGAGACCTGACCGGTGCCGACGTCAAAGGTCGTCCCGCCGTTCTCAACGAAGTCGGCGATGATCGCTTGAACAGTACGGTCCATGTTGCGGACGCCGGGCGGGACCGGGCGATGTAGTTCGGACACCCGCACAGACACCTCGTCGAGCCTACGGCGCAAATCGGCCGCCGCCCCACGACGAGTCTCGATGACGCCTTCCAGCTTGACCCGCTTGGCGTCAAGAGCCAGGCGCTCGTCCGGCACTCGCCTGCGCAACTCGGCCGCCCGACGCATGTCCCGCCGTGCCCGGTTGAACCGCTTCAAATCCCTACCGGTCATAAGTGGAGCATCTGTTTCGAGAATGGCGTCCTCGACGCCGAGCGCACCCTTGCGGCCAGCGATCAACTGCTGGAGGTTGGACTGCCGCTCCATGCGCCAGGTCTCTGCTGCGGCGTCGAGCGTCTGCTCCAGAGCGGCCAGGCGTTCCGGCCCCAGCTTGTCCTTGACGGCCTGGCTGAGTCCGACGAAGCCACGACGAGCCTGGCCCCGCAGCGCCATGGCCGCCTCGGGGCTGCCGCCGTCCCTGATGACCGACTCGAACCAATCGGTCCCATCGAGACGTGCGCTGATCTCCTCACCGACGATGCGAGAGATAGCGAAGCGGTCTAGCTCGGGCACGGCGGCCATGATCTTCTCAGCGGCGACCCGAGAATCGACAACGGCTCGGGAGGATTGGGCGATGCGCTGCGCCATGCGGACGTTGCGGCCCAGGTCGGCGGCGACCTGCTTCAGCCGATGCCGGCGGACCATCGGCGCTGCGACGGCCAGGGCTCGGTTGACGGGGTCGGGCAGCTTCGAGGTGATAGCTCGTGCCCACGGGGCGGGCGGACGGTTGGCAAGTGCGGACCCGAGTGTAGCTGTCTCAGGATCCGGCACGGCCGCCCTGGCCGCTTCGACGGTACGGGCGACGGCCGCCTTGCCCGCCGCCATACGGCCGGGGTCGATCGCTTCGGCCTTGGTGATGCCGGGGGCAGCCCTCGGACTGGAACGCTCGGCGGCGCTGAGCGCCCGTGCGGCTTCGTCACCGGCCGGGGTGAACCCGTCAGCGGCAGCTATGACCTGACCGGCCCGAGCGCCACGGGCAGCGCTTTCGATAGCCACACCCGGTCGAACCCTGTTGGCTGCGGCGATAGCCAAATCCGACCCGGTTCGGGCTGCGGTCTGGTACGGATGGGCGACACGATTCAACGCCGAGGCAGCGCTCTCCAAACGACCGGCGGTACCAGTAGCGCCGGCACGAGCGGCGAGTCTGGATCCACCGGTCAGGGCGACTCTGCCAGCGCCGGCCACGATGGCCGTATTGCCTACGTCCTCCACCAGGGCGGGAAGCAGACCTCTCTCCGCCATCTTCTCGCCGAAGTCCTGCGGCCGGTAACCCTCGCCGATGATCTGCTCGGACAGGTCGGTGTAGCGCTCCCTCAACGAGGCGTCTTCACGCTGACCCTGCGGCCCCCCTCCGCCGCTCCGGCCAACAGCGCCCAGGTCGAAGTTGACGTCGGGCACAGCATTCTTGATCGTGCCCGAAAGCGAGTTAGCGATGCTCAGCCCGGCCTCGGGCAGCCTTGACCGCTGGCCGCCGGGCCAAGCCGATACGCCAACCTGAAAGGCGCCGGTGACGCCCGAGCCGATTTCCCTGAAGACCTGGCCGAGCCCCAACTTGAACCCGGTATCACGCTGCGAACGAACCGGAGCGGGTTGCTTCAACTGGCCGCTGACCTTGCCTCTCGCTTCGGTGCCAGCCAGGCGGGACGGGGGCGCCGGCCGAGGAGCAGGAGCCGGCACCTGCCTCGGGGCAACGGCCGGCCGAGCGGGAGCGGCCCTCGGCTTGGCGCTCAACCACGAGTACGACTTCGGGGCGACTCGGGCCGCCCGAGACCGGGCCATGAACTGGGCCAGGGCGGGGTTCAGGCGGACACCGGCGGGCATGGCCCGAGGCTAGCCGGTTACGACCGGTAGACGAGGCCGCCGGCTCCGGTGGTCCGCTTCTTCGGCGCTCCGTACACAAGGCTGTACTGCCGGCTGCCGGTCGAGGGCGGGGCCGGCATACGAGCGGCCGCAGCACCACGCATAGCTTCGGCCGCTGCGATCTTGCTGGCAGTCTCACGAGCGTCAAGGTTCCTGGTCTGGTTGAGAAAGTCCTTACGAGCCTGCGAGGTTCCGCTACGACCCCCGCCCCCACGGCGACCGCCGCCTCCTCCGCCGCCTCCGCCCCCGCCGCCTCCGCCTCCGCCGCCTCCGGCCATAGCGTGAGCGAGGTCGTTCTCGTAACCCCACTCCGATTCGTACTGCTTCTGGTAGATGTCCTGGAGACGCTGGTCGAGCGCCGTTTCGGCCTGGCCAGCGGCGTTGCGCAGCATCCCGCCACGCTCGGACAGAGCGGCCTCTCGCATCTGGGTCATGAACGGATCGGTGCTAGCCGACTGCGCCGTGTTGGCCTGGAGCATCGCCTTCAACTGATCGACGCCGGTGTACTGCGTGCCCGGCCGCTGCTGCGACTGGGCGGCTGCGCTCGCCTGGTCGAGGGAAGCCAGGGCGGGCTGGTACGACTGCTGGAGCGCCGCCGGCATGGCGGCCTGAACCGCAGCCGAGCGATCGCCGGACGCTCGCAGGTCGGCCAGGGCGAGGGCCAACTGTCCCTGGATTCGGGAACGGGAAGCGCCGAGGCTATTGGCGAACTGCTGGTAATAGAGATCCGATGCGGCCATGACCAGAGCCTAAACCAACATGCCGATCGAAGCGTACGTGCGCTGGCGGGTGAAGTCGTCCAACTTACGCTGCATCTGGGAGTTGAGGTCGAACGTCTGATTGGTGAACTGCTGTCCAGCCTGCTGCGTGGCCTTGTCGCCGGCCGTCCCGTAGAACTGCCCGGTAGCTCCGAGGGCGCCCTTCAACTGCGGCATCGTCTTCTGCTGGAACTGGTCGGTCAGCCGGCCGACCTGCATGCCGGTGTCCTGACGGGCCTGCTGTTCGCCGACGCCGATCTCGGCGAGACGCTGGTGGATCTGAGACTGGCCCTGAATGCCGGGGACCTGAAACTCGTTGATCGTTCCGCCGAGACCCTCGTACTCCTTCACTCGGCCGAGCGACTGATCACGGGCGGTGCCGTACATGCCCTTAGCGTTGGGATCCTGCGTGACCTGGAACAGGCGATCGAACTCGTCGGCCTGCGCTTGCTGCTGCTGCTGTGCCACCCGGTACATGCCCTGCGCCCGCAGTGCGTCATTGGACGAATACAGGCTGGCGTTCGTGAGCATGTGGCTGAAGTCGGCGACCTTCTGCGCTGCCTGCTTGGCGGCCGTGTCGTACATGGCCTTGGCGTTGGGGTCGGCAGTCTGTGCCGCCAACTGAGCGAACTGCGCCTGCCGGGCGGCGTACCAATCTCGGGAGGTCGTGTAAACGTCAGCAGACATGATCAGTCATCGTACCAATCATCGACGATCTCATGATGCCCCTCGTGGCGGAAGGCGAGGATGAAGTCCATCATCGACTTCACCTCCATCTGAAACATCTTGTCGAAGCGCTCGGCCTCCTTGGGGTTGCCGTCGTCGCCGTAGGCCAGGCTCAGCATGCCGTTGACGAGTAGCCGATGGAAAGGCTCCGGCCACACGGGTTCGCCCGTGGTCGCCAGGGCAGCCGGCGCCGAGACGTATTCGACCCGCAGGGAGGTGTTGACGTCGACCATCGGGTACAACTCGATCGTGCCGGCCCGCAGCCGATAGGTCTCAGGGGCGCCTGTGCCGGCGCCGGCCGTCAGGTCGTAGGCGTGCCCCTGAACGATGCGGCCCTGGAGCGGGGTGAGGGCGTAGCCGTGGGTCAGGTCATAGACGTTGTGAACCTGGAGCGTGTCGGCCGGCAGGGCGATCGAACGGGTGTTCGCTAGCACGGTGACCGTGTCGCTGGTGCCCTCCAACCACGGCCACAGCGGACTCCTGGCGTTGACCTCCTGGTACCTGGTGTTCAGGTACACCGACCACTCGGCGGCGGAAAGGATCTCGTTGGCTGTGTCCTTGAAACGAGACTCGGCCTCGTCCACAAGCTGGTCGTGGGTCGTCACAGGCTCAGCCTAGATTGCGGGCCGGGGCTAGTCCGATCCGAATGCGGTTGATAAGCGCAGCTTCGGTGTCCTCGCCGGACGTGTTCCAGGCCACGGTGATGTACTGGTGGGACGATCCCGAGTTAGGGAACTTGAACCGGTTGCGCTGTCGAAGGTTAGCGGTCTGATTGAGCACGGAACGGGCAACCGAGCCCCCGCCGTCCTGATTGAATCGAGTCACGGTAATGTCGTTGGCTGTGGCCGCTCGGGTCTCCCACCAAATTTCGACCTCCCGGATCCTGGCGTCGCCGCCCTCCCTGGTGGTGAACGGAGCGCTCGTCCACGAGCACGAGGGTGCTCGGTCGGTGGCCGACGAGTCGTACATGCGGAAGCGCACCATCGTGGCGTCGGCAGCGTCCTCCAGGCTGGCCCCCCACACCGAGTTCGAGGAGTAGTCGGGCAGCCACAGGTCCTTGTTATCGCTGTCCGGCTGCGAGATCGTAAACCAGGCGCCAGTGACCATGTCCTTGACGAGGCCGCCGCCGACGAACAGGAAGTCCTTGGCGAAAGCGGTCATGGCGACGATCTTGCTCTCTGACGAACCCCCGGCGATACGCACGACGTGCGGCGACGAAATGGTCTCGCCGAGGTCCTGGAAGTTGCGGCCGTCCGTCAGATAGACCGACCCGAGTCCATCGACGAAGACCATGCCGCCCGGCGCCGGCTGCGGCTTCAACGGTCGAGGACCGGCGGGGTGGGTGCCGACGAGTTCCCGGACGACTGTATTCGGACTTGAAATGTCACCCTGAATAGAAACCCAAGAGGCTCCAGACTTTCCAATCAGAATGTCCGAGGGCTCCTGCGAAGACAGGGCGGTGATGTCAGCGCCAGGTCCACTCGGAGTGACGTCAAGGAAGTTCTCGGTGGACTCGATAGAGCCAACCTCGGAGTAGTAGAGCCGAGGCGTGTTGGCCTCGGAATACATCCAACGGCCCTGATTGACGATGAGTCCGGTAGGTTGCGCCGACTTCACGAGCGTCACGGCGCCGTTAGTGAAAGCGATCTTCCAGATCCCTCGGCCAGTGCTGGCGCTCGTGCCTCCGTAGTTCAGCGCCATGAGCATCCAGCGCACGCCGGCTGCGTCAATGAACGTCTCGAAGAACGCCTGAGTCCAGGTGTCGGCACCGGTGGTGTCGAAGGAATCGGCCAGGAGCGTCCACGAGGAAGCACCGGCCGTCTCGTCCATGCGGTAGAGCCGGACCTCGTTATCGCTGTCGTCGTACTTCACGACGTACATATCCCGCAGGCCGTTGATTACATGCTGGCCGATGCCGATGATCCGGTTGCCGGCCGAAAGGTCCAGGTTCGTGGTGGTCACAGAGATGTCGTCGTAGAACGGCCGCATGCCTCCGCCCTTCAAGGGGTAGGCATCGACCATCGCCTGGGCGGCGTTGTATGGCATCTGACTGCGGTTACGGGTCCACAGGCCGGGAGTGAAATCGGCGATCTCCAGCCACTCCAGGTGATCGGAGTTGGGCATTAGAGTCCCCGCTGGTAGTCCACAGTGGCGTCCCAGACAGCCCGAGCAGCGGCGTCCATGAACTGTCGATGGGACCCGTTGAAGAAGGTCGTCCACAGCCGGTAGTCCGAGCCGCCGGCCGAAATCGACTTGGCGTAGACCGAGGAGCAGAGCATCTGGTCGGCGCAAGCTGTAGTGATCCTGGCCCGGTGCCACCAGTTGTTAATCTGCCAACCGCCCTCGTCGTACGACATATGGGCGGGCGAGTTGAGGTTGTAGACGAGGTTACGGGCGTTGTCGTCACCACGAGATTCCGCCCAAATCACAGCGACGCCAGTAACCGGGTCACGGAAGCCGACCCGAATAAGAACCCACGCCCATTCGTACATCGAGTGCCTCGTGACGTCGGGATCCGGGTGCGGCGGCCGGCCGCCGTCGTGGACAGGCGGAACGCAGGCGAGAGCCAGGAAGGCCAACAGGGCGAGCAGGACAGCGAGCAGTCGGCGCATGCTCGGAGCCTAGCGCTTCAGGTCGGTGCGGTCTCTGGTGCCGGGCATACCACGGAAGATGTTAATTGGGTTGTTGCGGTCGTGGTCGAGGCGGAGGGCATGCTCGATCATCTCGGAGTTGACCTCTTGATACGCCTTGGCGGCTGCTGCCTCTAGGGCGGCGTTGTGTGTGTCGATACGATCCTCGACGCCAACATGGCGGGGGCGACCGGGATCCATGACAACCAGATCGGAAATGACCTGCATGACCTCGTCCATCGACCAGGTGCCCACGATGGCATCGGTGCCATCCTCGTTGTGCCGCCAGACTTCCAGCCGGCGGGCTACGACGTCTCCCTTACGCACGTACTTCTTCTTCTGCTCGGAGTAACCCGAGCGGCCGGCGGTGACGACACCGAGTTGGACCGACAGGCGAGGGTCACCAGGCCAGCCCGAGGTAGGTACACCTTCCCTCACGTCCTTGTCCAACTGACGGTACTCGGCTTCGACAGGCATGAACATCCCCCCATCGTAGCGAGAAGGCCGGCCCCCGAAGGGACCGGCCTAGCCGCTGACGGCGCTGGCACGATCTGCTCGCCTTAGCCCCTGCCTAACTTCGATCGGGCAGGGGCACCGTCCCGTTCAGGGTCGGAGGGACCATCTCTTGGGTGGGCTGCCGTACCTCGGATACTGACAGTACGAGTGATTCACCCCAGAGGTATTGGATGTCCCGCTCCGGGAGTAGTTCAAACGCCAGGCGTTGACGCCTTCAACGGTGTACCTGAGGGAGCACAGCACGAGCACGTACGGCCACTGACCGATGAGGTGAATGGACGGCCCTTGGTAGACGACTCCGTTCACCAGGATCCACCGATAGCAGTCGTTTCTCGTGCAGGGCAAGTGGTTGTGGAGCGGCCCGCTGGCGCCGAAGCTGTGGGCTTCGGCCGGGGTTGCCCAGACCAAGGAACCCACCGAGACCAAGAGCGCCAAGAGGGCCGCTCGCATCAGGGACGCTTAGGCCAGGCCGTGCCGTTGTAGACCGGGCTAATGCAGTACGGGTACTGATTGCCCGGCGAGCCGGACGAACCCCATGGATCAGGATTCCACGTCCATACGTAGGCGCTGCCGTTCCAGTCCTTCAGGCTGCACATCACCAAGACGTACCCGAGTTGCCCAGCGAAGTGATGCCAGGGACCCTGCATGATGGCCCCGTTCTGAAGGATCCACCGGTAACAGTTGCTACTCGAACAGCCGGGGTTGGTGAGGTGAGTGTGGGGCGGACCCTGTGCCCCGAAGCTGTGTGCGGCTGCCGAGCCGCTTGTGCCGGCGACCGTGCCGGCGCTCAGGGTGAGGGCGGCAACCGCTGCCAGGATGAGACGCTTCACTTGGACCTCCAAGGTCGGGTTAGGTCGAGGGATCTCGACGCCCCCAGCCTAGCCAGCGAGCGCACCGAACACGCCCACCTTCCAAGCGATGAGAATGACGAGAACGATGACGAAGATCCACCAGCCGTTCATGGCTCAGAAGGTGGGTTCGGCCACCGTTACGGTGACGTGGGCGTTGCGGACCAGCGCCTCCAGGTTGAAGTAGCTCTTGTACCTGGCCTCGATGGCATCGGAGCCGTCCAGGGCCTTGTACAGGACCTTGCCGTCATCCTCGTCCCAGGTCCAGTCGTAGCCGATGAACCACTCCAACTCCGCCGTGGTGAGGCCGAAGATCCGAGTGGCCGGGCAGAATCGATCGACCAGGAGCACGCCCTGGGCGACTTGCAGGCCCTTCCAGCCGGCCTTCAGGGTCATCTCCCGACCCTCGTACCGCTTCTGGGTCTGCATCTGGCTCGCCAGCTTACGCCGCTGAACCTGCTCAGAGATCCAGAGGTTCGGGCTGGAGCCGTCGCCGTCCGTCTCGACCTTCTCCTGGGCCTCCTCGAACAGGACCTCGGAGACCCCGACCGACGAGGAGCCGGCGGTCAGGCCGTTCCACACCGGGTTCGAGGCCGCCGTGATGCCGGCGTAGTTCTGGGTGCCGATCAGGAAGGGCAGGCCGTTGATCTCGTTCGAGCCCGAGGCGTAGTTACCCTGGCGGAACAGGTAATCGTCGTCAGCCGTGGCGCCGTCGTCGTCCACGGTGATGGTCGGGACGCCGTTGGCGCCGACCGCCGTAACCACCATGGCCGCCTCGGAGATCGCACCGGTCCCTGGGGTGACGGCGTCGATGATCTCGTTGACGAAGAACGGCCTGGTGATGTTGGAAGGCGCCGTCGAACCGAAGTAGTCGACCGTGATGACGTTGGCCGCCGGGGCGCCGTTGACCTGAGCCAACGGACCGTTCGCCAGCACTGCGTTGATCGTCTGAGCGGTGTTGAACATCTGGCGGGCGAGGTCGTTCTTGACGTCCTTCTCGGCCCCCTTCAGTTCCGACTCCAAAGCCCGAAGAAAGGCGCCGGTGTCGTTACGGGTGAGGTGCTTCGCCTGGCCCGACACCTTCACGGTGTGGTACATGTAGGCGAGATCGTCACGAGGAGCGATGTACCGCTGGCGGTCCGCCGTGGGCAGGGCGGCCAGTTCGGCTCGGTTACCCGTCGAGGTCGAGCGCCCGGCGTGCACCGACCAAACCGCTTGGCGGCCGACGATGTCCTCCCGGTTGAAATGAACCTCGGTCAGAATCGGGTGGCTGTTGTTCAGGGCGTTCCGCAGTCCAGGACCGTAGTTGTCCTTCAGCGCTGCGTCGAAGAATGCGAGGGACTGGGGCATGTCCGTGATCGTAGACCACGTTTACATGCCTCCCTGCTCAACCTTGCGTTCGGGCCATCTTTCGCACTCTGGCAATCGCCTCGGCGATGCTTTGCGCCTCGCCCTCCTGCTCCTGGCCGGACGAGGATGTGCTCGACCGTCCGCCCACATTGGTGGGCAACGAGTCTCGGGTTTGGCGCTTGCCGGCCAGGTACGCCTCGCTGCCTTTCTGCACGAGAGCCACCGTGTCAGCGTGTCCCCGCATGACGGCCCGGGAGATGTTCTGCGGATCCCAGTCGTCAGGGTGGAGGTACTGCTGGGCGTTCTGGATGACCAGGTGACGCATCGACTCATCCTTGACACCGAGGTATTCCAGCGTGGACTGCACCGAAGCGGTGGCCGCTGTCTGGCGCTGTTCCTCGATGGCATTCTCGACCGGCCCCATACTGCGAGCGATCTCCTGCTGGGCGTAATACTGCGCCATCTCCTTGGCCTGAGCGACCGTGAGAACCTCACCGTCTTCCAGGTCGGCGTAGGGATCGGGCGGAGCCTGCTCCTCCTCGTCGCCGCCCTCGGTGAACAGGCTGTTGACGAAGTCACGATCGAAACCGAGAGCAGCGAGCGACTCGACGGCGACGGCCGTGATGCCCTGCTCGGTCTCGAACGCCTGCATCGCCAGCATGGCGTCGGCAACCGCCTGGCGCCCACCGAACTCAGCATAGATGTCGTCACTCGCAGCGGACGGCACCGGGAGGGGTTGCCCCGCCGGGGCTTCCTCCCCGGCGGGGACTTCAGTGCCCTCGGTGCCCTCGGACTCGACCCGAGGGAACTCTTGCGCCTCGGTCTCGGGCGGGGGCGTGTGGGAGTCGGTGACCGACTGGGGGGTATCGTACATGCTCATGATCAGCCTTCCTGGTTACGGGCGATGGAGGCGATTGCCCACATCACGGCCTGTTCGAGATTGGTGAACGCCAACGACTTCTCTCGGGAATCCGGGCAGAACTCGTCAATCGTCCTCGCCACTTCCTTGGCGACCCTCCGAATCGCCTCGAAGCGAGCGATCACCTCGTGACCCGAGGGCGGATGGTTGGTCAGGTTCTTCTCAACGTCGTAAGCCATCGGAATCTCCTTAGATCAGCCGCCCATTGAGGCGGCCTGGTTATCGGCAGGAACACCAGGAACCCTACCCGGCTGCCCGGTGCCCCCAATGCCAGCCTGATTATAGATGCCTTCCGACGTGACCGGGGATGGACCCTGGCCGCTAGCAGACATCAGAGGATCTGGCGTGGTGCCGGTCATCGGATCGGTCATGTAAGCACCGCTGTTCTGACTCGGAGCGACCGAACCCCGAGCCGATCGCTGACGAACGGCGCCGGCCGCAGCGCCGGCCGTCTCGCCGTACGGCATCGACGACTGCGGCATCGGAATGCCGGCCTGCGCCATGACCAGTTCCTCGTGTGCGCCTGCGTGTGCGTCAATGCGAGCCCGCACAGTCTCGGGCAGTTCCTCGTATTCCTTTGTCTTGCGGAACCGGTTGATCTGGGCCAGGTGGATGGCATGGTCGTCGAACGCCGAGATCTCACAGTCGATGCCCTGAAGGAGCATCCCCAGTTCCCGCTTCTGCTTGCGCACGTCCAGGTCGGCGTCCCGAGTGATGAAGTCGGTGCCGGGCAGATCGAGGATCTTCAAGAGATCCTGATTCGAGGGAATGACGCCCCGGGCGTGCAACTCCAGGCCCAACTGAGCCCGAGCAGCCTTCGAGCGGGGCAGGGCCGACTCGCTGGAAACGTGGACGTCGAACTTGTTACCGACGTCAGAACCCCGATAACGGAAGACGTCAAGCGCTCCGGCATCCTCGGAGAATACCCGGACGGTGCGCTCCTCGGTCCAGAACTGGCGGGTGAGGAACAGGACGTGCTCGCCCACCTCGGCGGTGAAGGCGGCGAGCATGGTGGCCGTGACCGCTAGCTTCGTATCGTCGGCCTCTTGCAGAGCGAGGATGGCAGCGGCCGGCGTCGAGGCTCCCGCCTGGCCGGCGCTGGCCTCGTTTACACCAGCCCGCTGACCCATCTCGGAATCGGCCCGAGCCATGACTGCTTCCTGCTGCTGCATCCAGCCGCCGTCCGGGATGAGCCACTTAGGCTCGAAGCCGGAGGGGGCGACGGGAATCATCTCGATCCGGGAGTTGACCCGCTGGGGGTCTATGGAGCCGGTCGAGTAGACCAGCTTCGGGATAAGCGTGCGTCGCATCGTGGATTCTCGGGAGCGGGCGTCGTTGTAGTCCGCCTGCATTGGGATCAGGTCATCGACCCAGGTGCGCCCGTGGGGGGTGCCGAGCGGCGGCAGCCAGTGCATGGGCACGAAGGGCAGCCGCTTGTGGTCGTACGGGAAGTTCTTGCGAGACTCCAGGATGGTCTCGCCGGCCCAGGTACAAACAAGCCCCTTCTTGGCCGCACGGCCGGGGAGCATCCAAATCTGGTGGACGGAGACCAACTGCTCTGAATCGGAATGGTCCTGGCGGTCGGCCATCTGAAGGACGTCGTCCACGAGGGAGCGGCTAGTGGAGTCACCCTCCAGGAGAACACCCCATTCCTCCCAAACGGCTTCTCGGGACATGACGACGGTGCGCACGGCCCAACGAGCCTTGCTGTGCTTCCGCCCTCCAGGGTCGACAGCCAATTCGTTGGCCGGCACGATCTCCAAATCGACCTCGCCCATATGCAGAGCACGCTCGTCCTCCTCGTCGGCCTCGGCCAGGAGGTCGCCGGCATCGGGATCCCAGAAGATGTGAGCGTAGGACCAACCGATGGCGGCAGGCCAGAACAGGAACTCGGTGAGCCACGGCCGCCAACGAAGGCGGGCCGTCTCGTGCGCCAAGATGCGGGTGGCGACCCTGGCCGCCGAGATATCGCTGTCGTCATCGGACACCGGCCGGGCCTCAGGCACGGGGGCGCTCTTGGTCAGCTTGGCGACGATGCGCTCCACCAGACCGCCGATCTTGTTGGCAGTGATGCGGATGGGGGCGTTGGGGTTGCCGGCCTTGACTGCCGGCTTACGGAAGCGGTTGGCCTTGTTGTCCCAGGTGAGCCACTGGTGACCGAGCACGAACGCCAGGTTCAACTTCATGGCGTACTCGGGCATGGGCGCACGCCCGGCCTTGCGCTTCTCCTCCAGCCAGGTAATCAGCGCCTTCTCATCGCTCGGGACGACGAACTCGTTCTTGCCCGTCGTGGAACGCAGGAGGTCAAACAGGGCCATGCCCGGAGACTACTCGTCCTGCTCGTTGTATAGCCCCGTGCCCGTGGCGTCTGGAAGCCAGTCGTCCTCGGGCTCTGGCAAGTGAGCCGGCATGGCGACGGGGCGAACAGTCCTGTACTCGCTGAGCGAGGATGACTGAAGTCGGTCTTCGAGGGCGTCGATGCGCTCCTCGGCCGCAATGCGCCGAGACCGCTCAGTGAGGTAGGCAGACAACATCGTGAAGAAGCCAGCTAGCAACCCAGCTAGGGAGGGGACGAGCGTTTCCATCACACTTCCGCCGTGCTCTGCCAGGAAGCCATCGCTCGGCCGAACGTCTCCAGGTCGGCCTTCAACGCAGCGTTCTCGGCTTGGAGCCGCTCGTTCTCTCGCCGCTCCCAGGCCAGGTCTTCCTGGTACTGGCGCTCGTCGGCGGCCCAGTCCTCGATGAAGTGCCAGCCCATGACGCCGGCCATCTCCAGGAGCGAGGCCCGTCCGATGAACAGGATGCCCTCGCCCTCGATGATGACGCCGGTGTCGATGCCGGCAGTCGCCATGCCGGAGATGTAGTCGCCGTTGCGGGCGTGGCGCCAGTTGGGCTGGTCCATCTTGGTGAACATGCCATTGGACCGAATCAGGGGGAGGTCGGCCATTTCGGACTCCTTAGAGTTGATCGGGGACGCCTGTGACGGCGTCGACGGGCTCTGCGTTCCTCTGCCGGTGAAGTCTCTCCCACATGGCGTCGGGGCTGTGATCGACAGCGTATCCCTGTTCGACGACCCAAGAGCCTTCAGGCTGAGCGTTGGGGTCCGGGAGGTCCTCGGAGTAGGCGTAGGCGTACATCACGGCGTCGGCTCGGTCAGGGCTGTCGAGGCCCCGCTTGCGCATCTCCGTCTTGGTCTCGATACGGATGGCGCCCTGCGGCGTGATCGAATAGGTCATCTGGGTCAACTGGGCATCCAACTTCGGGTCCCGCACCATCATCGAAATCTTGCCCCGCTCGAAACGCCGACGTAGCGCCCACCACCAACCGGAACGCTGGTTGAGATAATGGTCTACGACCTTCTTACCTCCCCGAAAGCCGATGACCTGCGAGGTGGAGAGCATGTGTCCTTGCTTGACAGCCCAACCGTGCAGGCGCTCGAAATCACCGATGGCGCCCGAACCGACGCCGTCAGCGTCGTAGATGATGTAGGTCGGCCGATAGCGGACGACGAGCGAAGGTAGCGAGGCATTGGGGTCGACCTGTTGGTTCTCGTGGACGAACGACGCCGGATCGCCCAAGATCAGGTGGTCGGTCCGGCCGGCGGGAAACGCCTTCAAGGCGAGCAGCGTGTCGCCTTGTCGTACGGCCACGACCGACTCAGACGTACCGTACGGAGCAAGGTCCACGCCCAGGGCGAAGATCGAGGAAACGTCAGAGTCCCGCTCCTTGGCGGCGTCAACCCAGGCAGGGGCGATCAGGTTGTCCTCGCCCATGTCCCAGAACTGGGCCAGCACACGGGTGGTCCACTCGTACGAACCCGGCCCCATGCCTTGCGCCTCCAGGTCCATGAGGAACTCGGGCGTGGTGAGGTTAGAGCCCTCGGGGACGTGCTCGCCGGTGAAGTGCGGCGTGTCGAAGGCCGTGATGCGGATGACGTTTACACGGGGCGACCTAGTCATTTGGGCGGCGTAGGTCTCGGGCGTGGTCGGGTTGAACACGAGCAGTAGTCGAGTGTCGCCAGTTGCCATGAGGCTGGTGATACCTCTCGCCACGTCCTCGGAGACGGAGGTGGCTTCGTCGCCGATGATCAGCTTGTGGGCGGCGTGGTAGCCCTGCATCCCCTCCTCCTTCGTGGCGACCTGGCCACGAAGGAAGTGGTTGCCGGCGGAGTCCTCCAGAAAGGTCTCGACGGGCGCAAGACGTCCCGGAATTTCTACCCCTCTCTCTGCGGCTTCACCGATTGCGAGCCTTATTTCGCCCCACAAGTTGTCCCGAAGGTGGGTTTCTTTCGAGGAGGTGGTCAGCACCTTGGACCCACGACAACCGCCCTTGGTGCCGGTGGGGTCGCAGGACACGCACGGCGTGCCGGGGGTGTAGGCGTCGTAGAAGGCCAGGGCGAGGCGGGCTGCCAGGTGGGTCTTACCCGAGGCGTTGCACGACGGCACGGCCACCCGGGCTCGACGAGTGGACATAGCGGTAGCAATCTGCTGCTGAATCGACCACAGTTCCCGGCCAGTGGCGGCCTCAACCCAGGATCCCAGGTCGAGCATGCCGAGTTGACGGAGGCGGTCTCGGGTGGAAACCGTTTCAACGGCGGTCATAGGCGCACAGTGTAGGAAGCGTTCATCGAGAAGTAATCGACTCCCCCCCCTAGCTGGTAGAAGCTGCCGTCAGCGAAGGCGGCCGAGAGGCCGTGGGTTTCGGTGCTGCCTGAGCCCGACGACTGGGTCCAGGATTGGTTGCGGGTGAGCCGGCCGATCAGTTCGTCGGGCAGCGTGAATATGGCGGCCAGGGTGGAGCCGTTGGCTATCACACCTCGGGTCTGGAGTTCGTCGCCGATGAGCCGCCACTCTCCTGGCGTGTAAACGGCAACGTCCAGATTCTCCCAGCCGTTCTCGAAGACCATCTTCGTCCAGCCGTTGGTACCTGGGGGCGACACGGAGAACCGGATCGTGAACAGGCCGGCGTAGACGTTGCTGCCGTCGTGGATCCGAATGCCTCCGTCCGGCCGCACCTCCAGCCGACCGTTGACCGCCGGGTTGGTGTCGATGGGGAAGATGAAG